TGGCAACGCAGAGTTCTGCGAAATCGGCGTTGGGGGGTTTGTCGCAAATGTCCGAATTAGAACTGTTGCAGTTTTTGCAAACTAACTACCTGCGCGATTTAAAAAAAATGCCAAACCAGTTCAGTACGCACGATTGCGTAAGCGATGAAATGCACCTGGTAATTGAACTCAAATGCAGGCGAACGCACTATGAAGAACTCTTAATTGAAAAGAAAAAATTTGATGCTTTGGTTTTAAAAGCTGAAAATTTGAACTACCAAGCGGCCTACATAAACTCAACGCCACTTGGAATTTATGGCTGGAATCTTTCGTTGCTAACAATTGATTGGCAAAGCGAACAAATGCCAGCAACAACTGATTTTGAAAATGCTAATAGGATCGGCAAGGTTGTGGGTTTCCTGCCAATTAGCAATGCAGTTCATCTATCGGGGGCGATGGATTACAAGCGATTGGATAAAAATAATGGCTGGCAGACCACCTAAGCCGATTGAACAAAAACGAAAGAATGGCAATCCTGGGCAACGCCCACTGCCTGATTTAAAGAATGTGATTTCATTGCCACCAATCAAAGGCGATGCACCGTTGCACCTTAGTGATGCAGGCAAGAAGATGTGGTCCGATGTAAAGGCAATGGCACCCTGGATTGCTAATACCGATGGCAAGTTGCTCATTGAACTTTGTGAAAAGATGGATAAGAAGTACGAGCTAAAAGACAAACTAGCCGCAACTGATTATGTGCTTTTTACTGATAAGGGTTATGCCTATGCCAACCCTTTGTTTGGAATGTTGAATACAGTTGAAAACGACATCATAAAATTGCTTTCCTTGCTGGGCTTAACCCCGGTGGATCGCAGTAAGTTGGGGGTTGCTGAAGTAACGGCTAAGGGCAAGTTGGCCCAGTTGTTAGAGCAGCAAAAAAAGAATGGCTGAAATAGCAGGATGGCCACCGCGTTGGCTAACTGAAGTTCCTCTTGCGGATCAGATGCGTGGAGATGGCGAGTTGTATGCAAACTTTGCCGAAGCCGTTTGCCGAGTTACAAAAGATTCTGTAGCCTCACCTGCAGGCAAGTTACTTGAACTGCGTGGATGGCAGAAAGAATTGCTCAAGCATATTCTTGCCCGCCGTGAGGATGGCCGTTTTAGACATCGCACCGCTTTGGTTGGAATGTCGAGAAAGAACGGCAAGAGCGCATTGGCAGCATCAATGGGCCTTGCTGGTTTAACGCTAGGTGGCAACGGTTCAGAAATTTATTCTTGTGCCGCTGACCGCGACCAAGCACGCATTGTGTTTGGTACTGCAAAGCGAATGATTGAGCTAGATGAAGAACTATCTTCAATGTTCACGCTTTACCGTGATGCAATCGAATTCAAAGATAAAGGCAGTGTGTACCGCGTACTATCTGCCGAAGCATATTCAAAAGAAGGCTTGAACCCTTCCCCGCTTGTTATTTTTGATGAGGTCCACGCCCAACCTAGTTGGGAATTATGGAATGTGCTTTCTCTTGCAGGTGGTGCGCGTGCTGATTCACTTCTCCTGGGCATCACAACTGCAGGTGTTAAGACACAAAGCAACGGCCAAGATTCTCTTTGCTACTCGCTTTATCAATACGGACAACAGGTTGTAAAAGGTGAAAAGAAAGATTCATCATTTTTCTTTTCGTGGTGGGAGCCAACTACACCTGAAGGCGATTACCGAGATCAATCACTTTGGCTTGAAGCAAATCCCGGATATAACGATTTACTTGATGCTGAGGAAATGCAAAGCGCCGTATTGCGTACACCTGAAGCTGAATTTCGTACAAAGCGTTTGAACTGTTTTGTAAATACTTCAATTGCTTGGCTACCAACAGGTGCTTGGGAAGCGTTAGTTGATAAAGATAGATTTCCTGAACCTGGCGAAGATGTTATTCTTGCCTTTGATGGTGCGTTTTCAAATGACTCAACTGCACTTGTAGCTTGGCTACTTGGTGGAGAAAAGCCACACTTAATGGTTGTTGGCTTATGGGAACGCCCCGATGATGCTGAACAAGGCTGGCATATCCCTGTTGCTGAAGTTGAGCAAACAATTGTGGACACATACCGCGATGAACGCTTCAATGTAAAAGAAATTGTTTTTGATCCTGCACGTTGGCAAAGAACTTTTATGGTGTTGGATGAAGAAGGGTTGCCTGTTGTTTCATATCCCAACAGTGCGCAGAATATGGTTCCAGCAACACAAAAGTTTTATGAAGCCGTGGTCAATGAATCATTTACCCACGATGGAGATGAAAGACTTGCCAGGCATATTGCAAACTGCGTAACAAAACAATCAAGCCGTGGTGTTATGGTTGCCAAAGCAAGTAGCAGGCGTAAGGTGGATGCAGCGGTTGCATCAATCTTTGGTTATGACCGAGCAACACAACCCGCTGAACCGCCAGCACCAGTTGCTAGATTCTTTTCAATTCAGGTATAGGGAGCATAATGAAGAAGTTTGACCTTTCATTAACTGTTGAAATTGTCGGTGCAACTCTTGCAGCAACTGGCCTTGCAATGATTTCAGTGCCACTTGCCTTAATCGTTTCAGGTGTATTTCTAGTATGGATTACAGAAAAGGCTAACTAATGAGTTTATCAAAGCGTTTGGCAGGTGCTGGAACAAAGCGTTCAGCCAACAATCAATATATCGAGCCTTTAATTCCAGGCCGTCCAGCATTTTCATCTAACGCTGGAGTGATTGTTGATTCTGAAACCGCAATTCGTATGTCAACTGTTTATTCTTGCGTGCGCCTATTGGCAGACACAGTAAGTTCATTGCCAGTTGGTGCTTATGTGCGCCGTGGTCGTAACCGCTTACCATACTCAACTATTTATGGTGATCAGCCTGCGTGGGTTGCAAAACCAAATCCTGAAACAACACGCCTAGAATTTTATGAGCAAATTGTTACTTCATTTAAACTTGAAGGCAATGCTTACATTTTGACAGTACGCGATGATATGGGCGATGTCCAAGAACTCTATGTTTTAAATCCACGCAATGTTCGCATTGAGCGCCTAGCGCCAGGTGAGCCATTGGTTTATTTTGTAAAGGTTAAAGATTCACAGGGCGTTTATGAGCAGCGCCTGACAGATAAAGAACTTTTGCACATTCCTGATTTTCGCCTTCCTGGTGATAGGTACGGCCTTTCACCAATTGGTGCTTGCCGTACAACACTTGGCGCTGCAATGGCAGCCGATGTTTATGCCGCTTCATATTTTGGCAACGCTGCCAACCCTGGCGGTGTCGTTGAAGTGCCAGGTGAGCTAACTGAAGAACAGGCATCAGACATTGGCCGAGATTGGAACCTCACCCACACTGGCCCATACCGCGCTGGCAAGATTGGTATTCTTTCAGGCGGTGCAACATTTAAGCCACTTACAATTAACGCACAAGATGCGCAGTTGTTAGACACACGCCGTTTTAGTGTGGAAGAAATTGCTCGTATTTTCCGCGTTCCACTATCATTACTGGGACACCCAGTTGCGGGTGCAATGTCATTTGCATCAGTTGAAGCACAAAACCTTTCATTCGTTCAGCACTCATTGCGCCCAATCTTGGAGCGAATTGAGCAGTCACTATCAACATTGCTACCTGAACCTGACGGATTCATTCGCTTTAACCTTGATGCACTGCTACGCGGTACAACACTTGAGCGCTACGATGCTTATACAAAAGGTTTGCGTGAAGGATTCCTTTCACTCAATGATGTTCACGCTTACGAAGATATGGCACCAATTGCAGACGGCGATCAATACCGTGTGCCATTACAAAACATTGATTCAACAGATGCTAAGGATGTTGGCCTCAAGTTACGCACCGAAATTGCAGCAGCATTGATTCAAGTTGGCTTTGACCCAGCAGCGGTTACAAAGGCAGTTGGCTTGCCTGATATGAAGCACACTGGCGTTCCATCTAGCCAATTGCAGCAGATTTCAACAATTGACCCAGCCGACCCAGCAGCAGTATATGAGGTTAAGTAATGCCATACTTCATTTCTGATACTCAATCAGATTGTGCAGGTTGGGCAACAGTTAAAGAAGAATCAGATGGCTCTTATACAACAATTGGTTGCCACACAACCAAGCAAGATGCAGTAGATCAAATGGTTGCAATTTCACTTTCTGAAGATATGGAACCAGGCGGTGAAGTAAGAGCAGTTGATTTGAGCGTTCCTAGTTTTATCCGTGACAATGCAAAACGCGGTTTAAAGTACCTAGATGAAGGTTTTGGGGGAGATGGGTTAACTGAAGGCACAAAGCGTGAAGCACGCGAGATGGCTGCAGGAAACATATCTGAAAACAAAGTTAGAAAAATGGCACCGTGGTTTGCTCGTCATAAAGTTGATGGGCAGGCACCTAAAAATAGCAATCCATCAGATACCCAATACCCAGGTGCAGGTTTAGTTGCTTGGTTGCTATGGGGTGGAGATTCCAATTTCAGTAATAGAGCGCAAAACTGGGCGCAACGCAAGATTGATGCACTAGATGCTGAAGCCGATTCAAGGAGCAAAGTGAAAAAAATTGAACGCCGTACATTTACGGTACAAGATGTTGAAGCACGCCAAGCCGAAGATGGCACAATGCGTTTGCGTGGTTATGCTGCAGTGTTTAACGATGCAAGCGTTCCATTACCATTCAAAGAGACAATCGCCCCTGGTGCCTTTCGCAAGACATTGAGCGAGACACCTGATGTGCGTTTGCTTATTAACCACGAAGGGTTGCCATTAGCTCGCACCAAAAACGGCACACTTACGCTATCTGAAGATGATCGTGGTTTGCTTATTGATGCAGTTATTGCAGATACCAGCGAAGGGCGCGATCTTTACAAGTTAGTTGAGCGCGGAGATGTTGACCAAATGAGTTTTGCTTTCCGTGTCATTCGTCAAAAGTGGAGTGAAGATCGCTCAACTCGCACACTTACTGAAGTTTCTTTGGCTGATGGCGATGTATCTGTTGTTACATATCCCGCTTACCCTACAACTTCAGTTGAAGCAAGAGAGGCAATCAAAAACGCAATGGAAGCAATCAAAGAAGGTCGCGCCCTAGACGGCGAATCAACTCTTGTTATCAATTCAATTCTTGAAAAGGTATCTGATTCTTACGATAGCCTTGAAGAAGGAAAAACAATGCTTGAGGTATTACTAGGGCTTAACACACTTACACCAACTATTGAGGTTGAAGAACCTGAAGTTGAGTTAATGCCAACAGATGTGCCAGCGGTTGCAGGTCGTTCAATTTCCCTGCGCCTTGCTCAAGCAATTATCAATAACACAAAATAAATTTCTGCTGCAAAAGTAGCAGAGCGAAGTCGGAGCAAATCCCACACCCTAAAAGCGCCGTGGAGAGCATTGCCACCACCTCAAACAATTACAAACACTCATTGGAGAAAAATGTCAAAGTCATATCTTGATGTTGCTCTTGAGCGCCGTGATGCAGTTAAGGCAGAAATGGATGCAGTTCTTGAGGCAGTAGCCGCAGAATCTCGCACCGACCTTACTGCAGAGGAAACCGATAAGGTTGATGCTCTTGTAGAAGAAGCACGCGCACTAGATGCAAAGATTGAAAAGTTCACAACACAGGCAGCAGCAGATGTAAAGATTGCAGAAATGCGTTCATCAGTTGCAGCAGTAATCACACCAAAGGTGGGCGGCGCAGTTGTTACACGCGAAGCACGCACATACAACCCTGAAGCTGGTGTTTCATTCGTTAAGGATGTATTCAACGCACAGGTTCGCGGAGATTACTCAGCACAAGAGCGCCTTGCTCGCCACACAAAGGAAGAATCAATCGAGCGCCGTGATGTTGATACATCAAACTTCGTTGGATTAGTTGTTCCACAATACTTGGTTGATCTCGCTGCACCTTATGCACGCGCAGGCCGTCCAACTGCAGATTTTGCAACTGCAAAGCACACACTACCTGCTGCTGGAATGTCTCTTGAGATTTCCCGTATGACAACAGGTACATCAACTGCAGTTCAGGAAACACAGAACACTGCAGTATCAGAAACTGATGCTGATGACACACTACTTTCTGTTCCAGTACGCACAATCGCTGGTCAGCAAGACCTATCACGCCAGGCAATTGAGCGCGGAACAGGCATTGACACATTTGTTGTTGCTGACCTTATCCGTTCTTGGCACACAACAGTTGATGCTCAGGTTCTTAACGGAACAGGCAACAACGGCCAGTTCAAGGGAATCCGCAACGCAGGTGGAAACACAGTAACATTTACTGCAACAACACCAACAGTTGCACTTCTATATCCAAAGTTGGCTGATGCAATTCAAAAGATTCAGTCAAATGTCTTTGAGACACCAACACATTGGATTATGCACCCACGCCGTCTAGCTTTCTTGCTTGCAGCAGTTGATTCAACAGGTCGTCCATTAGTAGTTCCAACTGCTAACGGTCCAATGAACTCATCAGCAGCAGGCGCAGGCGCAGCAGGATACGGTAACTCAGGTTACTCAATGATGGGCTTGCCTATCATCGCTGATGCAAATGTTGGAACAACATACGGCGCAGCAACAAACCAGGATGAAATCTACTGCGTAGCAGCACCTGAAATGCACCTATGGGAGCAACCAGGTTCACCATTCGCATTGTCATTTGATGCAACTGGTGCTTCATCTCTCACAATCAAGTCTGTTGTTTATGGCTTCGGCGCATTTACTGCAGAGCGTTACCCACTAGCAGCCTCAATTATTTCAGGCACTGGTTTGGTAGCACCAACTTTCTAATCGAAAGTTAAAAATTGTAAGAGGCGGGTTTTTCTCCCCCGACTAACCCGCCTCTTACTTCTTAAATGATTCGGGGGAATCTGTGAAGTCGGCACATAAAGTTTCAATTGGCAGTTGCGACCCAGGAACAGTTAACGGTGGGTTTGCATTTAGTTTGATTCAGGTTGCTCAATCTCGATCATCCCAACTTGGTCCATTTATTCGCATTAAAGGTTCAGGATTGCTTTCAAAGCAACGCAATCGTTTGATAAAACAGTTTTTAGAAACCAAATCTGATTGGTTACTAATGATGGATTCAGATGAGCAATTATCTGTTGAAACATTTGATAAGTTAATTGAAACTGCCCACGATACGGAGCGCCCAGTTGTAGCAGGTTTAGTATTTGCCAGTTTTGAAACAGGCTATCCATACCCACAACCAGTGCCAACAATTTTTCAAGATGCCCCTGAAGGTTTCTTGCCACTCAATAAATACGATAAAGATTCAGTTTTCCAAGTAGATGCAGCAGGCACTGGATGTTTGCTTATTCACCGTAGCGTTCTTGAGGCGATTAGAGCAGATGCCGACCCACACCAGGGACAAGATTGGTGTTGGTTTTGGGATGGTCCAATCAACGGTGAATGGATAGGCGAAGATTTGCAGTTTTGCCGCCGAGTTCGCTCACTAGGTTTTCCAATCTATGTTCACACAGGTGCGATACTGCCTCACTCAAAGAGCTACTGGTTAGATGATAGGCAGCACGATATATGGAACGCTTAAAAAGAATTTTAAAAATTAAGGTAAAATCAAAGGAAACCGCTACCGCCGTTCCGCAGTTGGAACGCGCAATGCTTCCCAAAGTAGAAACGAGAACCAAGCGTGGCGATAACTAACGGTTACACGACACTCAACGATGTAAAAGCTGCACTTAACCTTGAAGATTCAATGGATAATGCAGCCCTTGAAGTTGCGATTGCAACCGCTTCACGCCAAATTGATGATTATTGTGGCCGTTTCTTTTACAAGGATGGCACTGTAGGTACTCCAGCAACTCGCTATTACACTCCAACCGACTATTACATTTTGCCAGTTGATGATTTTGTGAGCATTAGCGAAATTGCAACTGATGATAATTTTGATCGTACTTACGGTACGGTATGGACCGCTGACGATTCAATGTTTGAACCAGTTAACAATCCTTCACGCGGCTGGCCAATGTCTCGTATTTTGGCAGTAGGTTCCTATGTTTTCCCGTGGAACTTGCCACAATCAGTACGCGTTAAGGGCGTTTTTGGATGGTCAGATGTACCTTATGAGGTAAAAACTGCCGCTAAAATTCAATCTTCCCGGCTTTTCCTGCGCAATCAGTCACCATTTGGCATTGCTGGCAATACCGATATGGGAACAGTGCGTTTGGCTGCCAAACTAGATGCCGATGTAGAGGCTCTATTGCGCCCATTACGCAAGAATAATGGTTTGGCTAAATAATGTTGCCTAGTGAGGTCAGAAACGGCTTAAAAGCCAACCTAGAGGCTATTAAGGGTATGCGAGTTTATGAACTTATCCCAAGTACGCCAGTAGCACCTGCTGCCATCGTTGGCCAATTGGATTTCACCTTTGATTTGAACAATGCCCGTGGATTAGACCAGGCAAACCTTGATGTTGTTGTTTTGGTTCAGCGTTTCACAGAGCGTTCAGGCCAAAATGATCTTGATAAGTACCTTGCAGGCAGCGGGGATTACTCAATCAAGGCAGCAATTGAATCCGATTTGACACTTGGCGGTGCCTGCAACACTTTGCGCGTTACATCTGCAGAGGCTGGCACTTATGTTGCAGGTGAAATTGAGTTTCTTTCATACCGATACCGTCTCACCGTTTGGGGATAAGGAGAAAAATGAGCTACACAGTTACCTCGGACAAATTCGAGGCGAAGAAAAAAGGCGAAACAATCACCGAAAAAGAATTGCTTGAACTTGGGTTAAATATTGATGCCCTAGTCGCAGGCGAATACATAAAGAAACCAGCAGCAATCAAACCAGCAACAGTAGAGGAAACAAAATAAATGGCCGCTTTAGTTCTTACAAACGCATCCGTTGTTATCAACGGGATCAATCTCAGCGAATTTATTACAAGCATTGCAATTTCAACTAGCGAAGATGTTATTGATACTACAGGTATGGGTTCGGCTGGAGCGCGTACCCGTGTTAGTGGGCTTCAAGATAACTCAGTAACTATTGAGTTCAATCAAGATTTTGCTGCAGGTGGACCTGAAGTTTCAATTAACGCAGTTGGTTCATCACTTGTTGGCACAAATACAACTATTGTTGTGAAGCCAACATCAGCAGCAGTAAGTGCAAGCAATCCTAGTTACAGTTTTTCAGCGGTTGTTGCCGAATGGCAACCTCTTTCTGCAGCCGTGGGCGAGTTAAGTAGTATTTCGACTACTTGGCCAATCTCAGGCGTAATCACAAAGGCAATTGCATAAATGGCGCGTTTAGTTCTCACAAATGCTTATGTCGTTTTTGCAAGCAACGATATTAGCCAATATGTTACCTCAGTTTCATTATCAACATCTTATGATGTTATTGACACCACAGGTATTTCAACTACAGGCGCAGCTCGTACTCGCGTTGCTGGCCTTGCTGATAACTCAATAACTATTGAGTTTAATCAAGATTATGCAGACAATGCACTTGAAGAACTTATTAACGGAACTACTACAACAAATGGAACTGTTGGCTTAGTTGTGGCAATGGAAGTTCGACCAGTTAACACAACTGTAAGTGCAAGCAATCCTAAATTTACCTTCAATGCGTTGATTGCCGAATGGCAACCTGTTTCTGCAGCCGTGGGTGAGTTAGCAAGCGTTTCTGCAACTTGGCCAATCTCAGGTCAAATTACAAAATCAATTACACCGTAATCTACTAAGGGGGAAAAGATGGATGGATTAGCAGTTAAGGTAAAAACAGTTGATGGCAATGAAGTTAGTTACAAACTAACCCCACGCATCATTGTGGCATTTGAACAACAATTTGGTGCTGGTATGCCTAAGTTGCTGGGTGAACAACAAAAAGTTGAACATATTTATTGGTTGGCTTGGAAAGCAATGCAGACTAATGGAATTGTTGTAAAACTTTTCGGTCCCGAATTCTTGGATTCAATTGTCAGCGCAGAATTGGATGCTGATAGTTCTTTCGAATCCACCGCAACAGTCTAACTTATACGATTGCTGCGGTGGCCTGCGAAACTGGCGTGAGTCCGATTGATCTACTAGATGCCCCTGAAGGCATCTTTGAAGCAATGACTATTTATTTGAAGGAACGAGCTAAAGCCAATGGCTGATGAAGTAATTGTTCTAACAGGTATCAAAGAAACTATTGATGCCCTAAAAGCCTTTGATAAAGATGCAGTTAAACGCTTCAATAAAGTAATCAATACTGAACTTGCTGGCGCTCAGCGAGATGCCCGCAATATCATCCAGGATGAACCGCCGATGAGTGGTTGGAGCAAATCCGATGCGGCTAAACCCCGCAAAACCACTCGCGGTGGTGCTGGATGGCCTGGATGGAACGCTGGCGAAATCAAAAGCAAGATTACAAAGACAAAAGCCCAGGGCAAGGTTCGTGGTGATTACACAACAAGTGCTGGTGCTTTATTGAACAAATCTGCAGCAGGTTCAATTTTTGAAGTTGCTGGGCGCGTTGCTTCAGGTACTAAGAGAATGACTGCCCAATCATCTAGTGGGCAATTCTTGCGAACTCTTGGAAACAGATTTGGAAAAGCATCGCGTGTAGTATGGCGTGTTGTTGATAAAGACAGATCAAGAATTGAAGCAAATGTAAATCGTGCTTTGGAACAGGCAAAGGCAGATTTGCAACAACATTTAAACAAGGAGCGTGCATAAATGGCAGTTGGCGCAATTGTAGCCCGCATCCTTACCCAGTATTCTGATAAAGGTTCAAAGGCTGCTCAAAAAGATATTAACAAACTTGGCAAAAACATTGATGGATTTGCCAAAAAAGCTACAAAAGCATTTGGATTGGCAGCATTAGCATCAGCAGCACTTGCGGTTAAAATTGGAAAAGATGCAGTTCAGGCAGCAATTGCGGATCAGAAATCTCAAGCATTGCTTGCTAACTCTTTGCGTAATACTGCAGGTGCAAGTAAAGAAGCAATTGCAGGGGTAGAAGGCTACATAACTTCGCTTCAAAAGCAATTTTCCGTGGTGGATGATGATTTGCGCCCGTCTATGGCGCGGTTGACTGCAGCCACAGGCTCAATTACGGCAGCACAAACTTTAATGCAAACCGCCTTAGATGTAAGTGCTTCATCAGGTGCTGATTTAGAATCTTCGGTTGGCGCAATCATTAAGGCAACAAGCGGGCAATTCAAGGCACTAAAAACACTTGTGCCAGCCTTAAGCAATGCAACCATTAAATCTAAAGATGTTGCTAAAGCATTTGAAGAAGTAAATAAAGCAACCTCAGGCGCAGCAGCAAAACGCGCTGGAACTCTTGAGTATCGCCTTGCAGGATTAAAAATTGCATTTGGTGAGATTCTTGAAACATTGGGTTATGCGCTTTTGCCAATTATTGAAAGATTTGCAACAACTGTTTCAACAAAGATTTTGCCAGCAATTGAAAATTGGGTTGCACTTAATAAAGATAAATTAGCGGCTAGTTTTCAAACTGCTACAGATTTTGCAGTTAAATTACTTGGTGTGGCATTAACATTTGGTAATTGGGTTTCAAATAACACAACTGCTATTAAAATCCTTGCTGGATTGATTGCGGGTATGTTTGTAGTAGGAAGAATCTCAGCATTTGTTCTTGCAATTGGAACAATTACAACCGCAATGGCAGCATTGCGAGCAACTGCATTAGGTGCAGCCGTTGCAACGGCTTTTGCAACAGGTGGCGTAAGTGCAGTAGCAGGTGGAGTAGCCGTTGCTGGAATACTTGCAGCAGTTGGTGCGGCAGCAATGGCACCAGGAACTACTGCAGGCGGTAGTGGTAAGAGTGGCGGGGCAACTAGCGGCAATCCATTCCCTAAGTTGGGTGCAGGTGGCGCAACTGGTGGAACTGGCGCTACTCCACGAAATTATACTGGCCACCCATCAATGAATAGTATTGGACCAATTAAATCTGCTGATCAAACATTTTCCGATTGGCTTGCTGCGCTTAATAAAAATACAACCGCAACTATAAAAAATACAAAATCTGTAATGGATATTGCAACAGAAAACGCAATGAAAGAACTAGCAGCACGCCAAAAGGCGCTATCAGGTTCAGCTTCAATTGCGATTGGTGGCGGTGGCAAGATTTATAGCACTCGCAATAATGCTGGTGTAATAGTCAATGTTAACGCAGGTAATGTTATTGGTTCAGCAGATGCGCTTATTGAGACAGTTCAAACAGGCCTTCAAGCTAGTGGCCGCCGTAATGGTGGCACTTTTGTTGGTGGGCGCAATATCGGAAATCTTGTAGTCTAATGCCAGCATTTGACGGTACAACTTCACCTAGCATTGCAGTTCAATTCCTCAAAAGCGGAACTTGGACTTCAGCGACAATTAGCGATGTTGTTCAAATTGATATTCGCCGTGGCCGTGAGCGTGCAGATTTGCGTGACCAGGCAGGATTTGCCAGCATTATTTTTAACAATGAATCAGGTTATTATGATCCTGACAATACAAATGCCTCAAGTCCGTGGGTAGTCTCAGGTGCAAGCATCCTTCGTGATGGCCTACAAATGCGCATTACTGCAACTTGGAACTCAACTGTTTATCCATTGTTTTATGGTTTCCTTGAAAATAATTACACCAACCAGGGATTCTTGCCCAATGTAACAATGACTTTCTATGATGGCATTGGCTACATTGCCGATGGCTTCGCACCAGCATTGGCCGTTGCCGCTAACTCAGAAACTGCTGCTACTCGCGCTGGCAGAATGTTGGATTATGCAGGCTGGACCACTGGCAATGGATTTTCACGCTCACTTACAGGCTCAGTTACTATGCTTGCAACTGTTCAAAACCGTGGATGTATGCAGGCAATTACAGAGTGCGTTGATTGCATCTCAGGCCGTTTCTATATTTCAAAATCAAATGTGGCTACATTGGTTCCGCTATCTGACAAATTCAGCCGTCCAACTCAATTGCTTTTTAGCGATTCCGGGGCAGTAAATACAGTTTCTTATTCAGATTTAATTACCAACCCAGGCACAAAATATGTGGTTAATCAAGCAATTATTATGCGTGGCGATAACAACCAGGTTACATCTACATATAACCCAAGCAAAACTGCCTACGGTGTAGCAAAGAAAGAAATCTTTGCACCAGTCAATACCGATACCAATGCAACTAATTTAGCTTTATATGAATCACGCAAACTTGCAACCCCTGATACATATATTGAGCGCATTGATTTCAATGGTTTAGTTGTGGCTAAAAATGGCTTGCTTTATCCTGATTTCCTATCAACAGAGTTATCCGATCAGGTTAGCGTTCAACGCACAACCTATGATGGCCGTTTTATTCAATGGAACCTTGTGGTTGAAGGTATGAAACATACCATCACACAAAGCAACTGGAATATCTCTTTTAATACATCCGACATTAACCCTTACAGTATTACCATCTAGGGGGAACAATGCCTTTATGCCCACAAATTACTAATACGCCAATTACAGTTACACAGACTGCAGACTTTACTGTTTCAAGCGTATTGCCTGTAGTGCCAGCAACTACTACACAACTTGATGATGCCATTATTCTCATTGACGGCAAAACAAAAGCCTATTACCAGGCAACTGCGCCAACAACAGGTATGACTGAAGGCGATATTTGGTTTGATACTGATGATGGTAATAAACAGTATTATTACAATGGCACCGCTTGGGTATCTGTTCAAGATACTGCTATTGCCGCCGCACAATCAGCCGCAACTGCAGCGCAGACTACGGCAGATGGCAAAAATAAGATTTACCGCCAGGGAACCACGCCATCAGGAACATTTGCCGTAGGTGATACTTGGTTTAATACTTCCAGCGATAATGCCATTTCACGCTGGGATGGATCATCTTGGGTTGCTACAACTCTTGGAAACAATGCACTAGCAAGCATTTCTGCAAACAAAATTACTGCAGGAACAATTGATGCTTCAGTCATTACAGTTTCAAACCTTGATGCAGGAAATATAACAACTGGTTCTTTGGCTGCAGCTCGAATTGCAGCAGCAAGCATTACAGGCACAAAAATTGCTGCTGGCACAATCACGGCTTCAAATATTTTGGCTTCAACTATTACTGCAACTGAAATTGCAGCAGGAACAATCACTGCAGCAAAATTAGCAACTGGAACATTATCTGCAAATAATATAGAAACTGGAACTTTAAGCGCATCTGTTGGCTTAACTGCACAATCAGGCACAATTGGTGGTTGGAATATAACTACCAATCAATTATATACAGGCACTCTTTCAAGTCCAAATCAATATTTAAATGCTTCAGGCGGTGCTTTATTTACTGGAACAACAACTTGTTCTGCATTAGGTGTTAACTCAAATCTTACAGTTGGTGGAACAATTACTGGTTCTTCTAGCGTTACTGCTAATGGCGAACTATACGCTGCAGGTCATACAACAACTGCCAATGCTGCCAATGGTTATGTATTTACAACAGGTGGCCGTATTGCTCGCTCAACTGCATCATCTCATCGTTACAAGGAAAATATTGTTGACCTTTCAACAGTGCCTGAATTAGACCCAAAAAAATTACTTGATTTACCAGTTCGTGCTTTTACTTACAAAGAAGGCGAATTGCCACAAACCGATGATAGATACCAACAACTTATTCCAGGTTTTATTGCTGAAGAAGTTGATGCAATTTACCCAATTGCTGCCGATTATGTTAATGGCCCTGAATCTTGGAATGATCGAATGATTGTTCCCGCATTACTTTCACTTGTGCAAGATTTATATAAGCGCATTGAAAAACTAGAAAATCCAATTACTAACTCATAACGGGAGAACCGCGCAAATGACACCAGCAAACTGGGCAGGTCTTATTGTTTCACTAATTGCAATTGTTTCTGCATTTGCAGGTTCGGTGCGATGGCTAGTAAAACATTACTTGGCTGAACTCAAGCCCAACGGGGGCAGTTCGATGCGTGACTCCATCAACCGCCTTGAAGCTCAAATGGAGTTAGTCCTAGAGTTAGTGAAGTCAAAGTGAAATTAGCAACCAAAGCATCACCAGCGGCAGTAGCGGTGCTACGCCAGGCCAGCGCCCTGAAGCCATTGCGCAAGAAGGCATCTGATGGGCTTTTGCCATCTGCTGCCCATCAAATTCAAAATCCGAAGTCAGATCACAATACTGGCCTAGCCGTGGACTTAACCCACGACCCAAAGAACGGTATTGATTGTGCTGAAATCTTTGAAAAGCTAAAAGAGGATAAGCGCGTTGATTACTTGATTTTTAACGGCAAGATTTGGTCAAAGGCAAAAGCCAAAGAAGGCAACCGTAAATATACGGGCGTTAATCAACACAACAAGCACCTTCATATTTCAATTAAGGCTGAATTTGCTCAAGATACTTCACCTTGGTTTTGGTGGATGAATCAGCCAAGCATTATTTCACAGGTGGGTGCTAAAATGTTCACAGTTCCTGCTAAAAAAGCATATAAAACTGAAGTTTGCACTTGTTGCAAAGTTCACGGCAAATAGGGAGTCAGACAATGGAACAATTCAAACAAATCGCACTTTCTTGGTTTCGCGCTGCTGCTGCATCTGCAGTAGCTCTTTTTCTTTCAGGTGAAACTGATTTTAAAACTCTTGGCTATGCCGCCCTTGCTGGCGCTGCTGGTCCAATACTCAAGTGGCTAGATTCATCAGCCGTAGAATTTGGAAAAGGCTCAAAGTAATCCACCCCTAGTTTTGGAGTAAATAAATGGCAGGCATTTACGATTTCACAATCGAACAAGGCGCAACTTTCAATCTTCTTATGACTTGGAAAATTGATAATGTGCCAGTTAACCTTACTGGTTATACTGCCCGCCTACAGGCACGCATTGATGTTGATGAAACTGACACAATTTTGTCACTTACAACAGGTGCAGGTATCACACTTGGCGGTGCCGCTGGCACAATTACCTTAAATCAAAGCGCTGCACAAACTGCAGTTTTGCCAAAAGGTGAGTATGTCTATGATTTAGAGCTACAAACAAGCGGTGGCATCGTCACACGCTTGCTACAAGGTGAACTTAACATTTCTGCAGAGGTGACTCGATAATGGCCACAAGCGTTGTAACAATTAACACCGAAGATATTGATGTTGTTATTTCTAATGCACAAGGCCCACAGGGTCCAGGTGGTGCGACAGGTCCAACTGGTCCTGCGGGTGCAACAGGTGCTACTGGTGCAACAGGCATTGGTGCAACAGGTGCTACAGGTGCTACAGGTTCAACTGGTCCTGCAGGCGCTACTGGTGTTACAGGTCCAATTGGCGCAACGGGTGTAACCGGTCCAACTGGTGTTATAGGTGCAACTGGACCTCAAGGAACAATTGGAGCAACAGGTGCAACAGGTGTGGTTGGACCAACGGGTGCAACTGGATCGCAAGGAATCCAGGGTATTCAGGGAATTCAAGGCGTAGTAGGCGCAACAGGTGCTACTGGCGTTCAAGGAAATGTTGGCGCAACTGGACCGCAAGGTGCAACTGGAGTTACAGGTGCAACAGGTGCTACAGGTCCACAAGGTTTAACTGGTCCAACTGGTGCTACAGGCGCTCAAGGTACTGGCATAACAATTCTTGGTTCATATCCAACTTATGCAGCACTAATTGCAGCCCACCCAACAGGAAATGCTGGCGATGCTTACATTGTTGGACCTGATCTTTATGTATGGTCAACAACAACATCTTCTTGGCTCAATACTGGCCAAATTCAAGGCCCAACAGGTGCAACTGGTGCTACAGGTCCAATTGGTGCTACTGGTGCAACTGGTCCAATAGGTGCAACAGGTAATACTGGCTCAACAGGTGCTACAGGTTCAACTGGTCCAATCGGAGCTACAGGTGCAACTGGTCCAACAGGTGCAACTGGTGCTACAGGTGCAACAGGTGCCGATGGTGGTTCAGCAAATTATTACGACTACAAAGCAAAAACCACAATTACAACGGGCGACCCAACTAGTCAATATTTAATTTGGAACAATGCAACACAGATTTCTGCAACACAAATTAACATAAGCCACATTAACGCAGATGGTGTTGATGTTGATATTTTCTTAGCCTTAATTAAAACAAATGATGTAATTATTGTTCAAGATAAAAATGCATCTACTAACTTTCAAAAATTTACAGTATCTGCAACACCAACAATTCAAACAGGTTATGTTCAAATCCCAGTAACACTTACATCATCAGGTGGCACTGGAACAACTAATTTTGCAAACAATATTGCAATTATTGTTGCAATTGTATCTGCAGGTGTTGTCGGTCCAACAGGTGCAACAGGTTCCGTAGGTGCCACTGGCCCAATCGGAGCCACGGGCGCTACAGGGCCAACAGGGGCGATAGGTGCTACTGGCCCAGTCGGTGCAACGGGTGCAACTGGCGCAGTCGGTGCAACAGGTGCCGTAGGTCCGACAGGGCCAATTGGCGCAACTGGACCGCAAGGTGTTGCAGGCGCAGATGGAGCAACTGGACCTGTTGGTGCTACTGGTCCAATCGGTGCTACTGGTTCAATCGGAGCAACAGGCGTTGCTGGAATTGATGGAGCAACAGGTGCAACAGGACCTGCAGGTGCTACTGGTGCAACTGGACCACAAGGAATTCAAGGTATCCAGGGAGCAGTTGGAGCAACTGGACCAATCGGTGCTACTGGACCTGTTGGTGCAACTGGACCTGTTGGTGCTACTGGACCTGTTGGTGCTACTGGACCTGTTGGTGCTACTGGACCTGTTGGTGCTACTGGACCTACTGGAGCAACAGGTGTTGCAGGTTATACAGTTCTTAGCGGCACTGTTGATCCAACAACCGAAGGTGTTAATGGCGATTTTTACATTAACACTTCAACAAACAAAATCTTTGGACCAAAGGCAGCAGGCGTATGGCCTGCGGGTGTATTTATCGTTGGACCTACTGGTGCAACAGGACCTGTAGGTGCTACTGGCCCTGTTGGTGCTACTGGTACCGCTGGCGCAGTTGGAGCAACTGGTGCTACTGGTCCTGCTGGTGCCACTGGACCCGTGGGAGCCACGGGCGCAGTAGGTGCCACAGGTGTTACAGGCGCTACAGGTGCCACAGGCGCTGCAGGTTCAACTGCTGCAATAACTTATGTTTATACTGCAACCGCATCACAAACAACATTTAGTGGCGCTGACCTTAACTCACTTACTCTTGCTTATACCGTAGGAGCTGAACAGGTGTATCTCAACGGTACTTTGCTTGTTCGCACTAGCGATTACACCGCAACCACAGGAACATCTATTGTTCTTGCAAGCGGTGCATTGGCCGGGGATTCATTAGCAGTAACGGCTTATGGAACTTTCAATGTTGCCAATACTTATACAATTGCTCAATCAGATGCAGCATTTATTCCTAAATCACTTGTAACAACAAAGGGTGATTTAATAGTTGCAACGGCATCGGGTACGGTAGATCGCTTGGCTGCGGGAAGTAGCTCACAAATACTTGTGGCGGATAGTTCCACTTCAACAGGCTTAAAATGGGCTACGGCTGCGGGCGGTGGCAAAGTCTTACAAGTTGTAATGGGTACCACAACTACGGAAGTTACTTCAACCACTAGCACTTATGTAGATACAGGATTAACGGCGACAATTACTCCAAGTGCCTCAACAAGTAAAATACTTGTTTTAGTGGCACAGAATGGATTTGATAAAGACATAAGCGACACAGGAACAGACCAAATTCTTTTACGAGGCGCGACCCAAATCTCATTCTTTGCTCAAGACGCAGGATACACAAATGGTACAACGCCAGGCCATAATGCTATTGGCGGCGTAGCAATAAATTATTTAGATAGTCCTGCTACCACTTCTGCCACTACTTATAAAACACAATTTCGTTCAAATGCTAATACTTCAAGGGTACGCATTCAATGGAATAATGCTATGTCATCTATAATTTTAATGGAAATAGGAGCCTAAATGAATAAGACATCGGATGTTTTAACAATGTTAATTCCAGGTGGCGGTTGGGTTTTAGTTGGCGATTCTTGGGAAGGTGTTCAATTTGTTGAAGCAACACCAATTACTAAAGAAGAATTTGACAAAGCGGTCGCTCAATATGACGCTTGGAAAGCAGAGCAAGAAGCAAAAGCAGCAGCCGACAAAGCCGCACTACTAGCCAAACTTGGCATAACTGCTGATGAAGCGAAACTGTTGCTTTCATAGTGGAACACTTGACTGAGAAACTGACTGAAGGAGCTATAAATGACTAAAGCAAGATCAAACGCCGTAGCCAATGCCGCTAAAGGTGATCTAACAGTCGGCAGTGGCACCAACACTTCAGCCGTATTAGCTTTGGGGGCCGATGGCTCCAGCATCGTAGCCGATAGTGCTCAAACCAGCGGATTAAGATACAACGCACCAGTCGGCAGCCTTGCCAATCCAATTATTAATGGTGGTTTTGACGTATGGCAAAGAGGAACGTCTGGCTTTGTGCCTGCAAACAACTCAACTACCTTTGCGGCAGACCGCTGGCTTATTCAACGAGGAGTTTCGGGTTCAACCGTATCTCGTCAAACTATTAGCGATTCAACCAATTTACCAAACATTCAATATGCTTTGAGGGTAGCAAGAGATTCTGGCAATACATCTACATCAACTATTGCTCTAGCGACAAACGTAGAAACAACAAACTCAATTCCTTTCGCTAATAAAACTGTGACACTATCTTTTTATGCTCGCGCTGGAGCCAATTATTCAGCAGCATCTTCGGCGTTAAATGCAGAATTGCGAACTGGAACTGGAACTGATGAAAATACCTTTAGCACCTATACAGGCTCAGCAACTCCAATTTCTTCAAACGTAACGCTGACGACTACTTGGCAACGATTTGCTTTGACTGGCACTTTGGCTGCAACAACAACTGAATTTGCCTTAAAATTCGTTTCCACTCCAGTAGGAACTGCTGGTGCTAATGATTGGTATGAAATTAGTGGAATCCAAGTAGATGTTGGCACTTGGACGGCTTCAACTGCTCCAACTTTCCGCAGAAGCGGTGGAACAATCCAAGGGGAATTAGCCGCTTGTCAGCGTTACTTGCCAGCCATTACAACAACGGCTGCAAGTGAAATCGGAACGGGTTTCAATATCAGCACAACTCAGCCATTTGTGATTATTCCTTTTCAAGTAC